TTGATTTTATAATTAAAATTGAATACTTTTATTTTCTGGTTTTATATTTATCTTAACCAAATAAAAAAAGGAATATGAAGAACATTTTTGAAAAGAGGGTAAATATTTTGCCTTATGAATATCCATCTTTATTAGCATATAAGGATGCTATAAGACATGCTTACTGGTTGCACAGTGAATTTAATTTCACAACTGATATTGATGACTATAAAACAAAAATATCAAATGAGGAGAGGGAAGTTATTAAAAGGTCAATGTTGGCTATTGCACAAATTGAGGTGAATGTCAAAACATTCTGGGCTGACTTATACAAGAGAATGCCAATAACTGAAATTGGTGATGTTGGTATGACGTTCTCCGAAAGCGAAGTTCGACACAAGGATGCTTATGCACAATTATTACGAATTCTTGGATTAGAAGATGAGTTTAAATCAGTTATTGAAATCCCTGCCATAAAGAATAGAATTAGTTATCTATCAAAATATTTGGATGGTACAAGGAGTAAGGAGAATAAAATGTACACAAAGTCTATATTGTTGTTCTCATTATTTATTGAACATGTGAGTTTATTTAGCCAGTTTTTAATTATGATGTCCTTTAACAAGGAGAAAAATCTATTCAAGGGTATTTCAAATGTGGTTGAGGCAACCTCAAAGGAGGAAGAAATTCATGGTAATTTTGGTTCAGAACTTATCAATATTATCAAGGAAGAAAACCCAGAATGGTTTGATGCTGAATTTGAGGAATTGATTGTTTCTGCTTGTCATAAAGCATATGCTGCTGAATGTGGAATACTAGATTGGATATTTGAAAATGGTGAATTAAGTTTCTTATCAAAAGATACAATTAAACATTTCATTCAGAATAGATTTAACAACTCATTAAGTAGAATTGGAATGAAGCCAGTATTTGAGGTTGATTTTACAGAGATTGAGAAGACGTTATGGTTTGATGTGGAGATTTTATCAACAAAGGAGGGGGATTTCTTCTATAAGAAATCGGTGGATTATAATAAAAAAAGCAAGAGCATAACAGAAGATGATTTATTTTAAAAAACAAATATAATGAATAAAGAAAAATATTATTGGTTAAATGATGAGAGTAGGCTTTTCTTATCAAGGGGGTATATAAATGAAACCCCCGAGCAAAGGATTAAAGATATTGCTAATAAAGCAGAGGGGTATTTAAAAATTGATGGGTTTGCTGTTAAATTTGAGGAATATATGGCAAGGGGTTTTTATAGCCTTTCTACACCAGTATGGATTAATTTTGGTAAAGAAAAGGGGTTGCCTATATCCTGTTATGGATCCAATATTGATGACACATTAGATAGCATTTTAAATGCTGGAAGAGAGATTGGTATGATGTCAAAATATGGTGGTGGAACTAGTGCTTATTTAGGTAATATTAGAGCAAGGGGAACTAAAATATCAACAGGTGGTACAGCAGATGGACCAGTTCATTATGCAAGGGTGTATGACACAGTAGTTGATGTATGCAAACAATCAGAGGCAAGAAGGGGTGCATGTGCAGTTTGGTTGCCAGTTGAACATGAGGATATTATGGAGTTTCTTGATATTGGATCAGAGGGCAATCCAATCCAGAATTTACAATATGGTGTTACTGTTACAGATAATTGGATTAATGATATGAAGGGGGGAGACCCAAGCAAGAGAAAGATATGGGCAAAAATTATTCAAAGACGTAATGAGTTTGGTTTTCCATATATTATGTTTAAGGATAACTCAAACAATAATTCCCCCTACAAAGAGTTGGGTATGGAGATAACTGCAAGTAACTTGTGTTCCGAAATTCAATTGCCGACAGATTCATTAAACTCATTTGTTTGTTGTTTAGGTTCATTGAATTTACTTCATTGGGATGAGATAGTTGAGACTGATGCAATTGAGGTTTACACAATGTTCTTAAATGCAGTTATGGATGAATTTATATTGAAGTCAGGTAAAATGGCTGGTATGAAAAGGGCTAATAGATTTGCATCACAGCATAGAGCAATTGGTTTGGGTGTTTTAGGATATCATTCATTATTTCAATCCAAGTTAATACCATTTGAATCTTTGATGGCAAAACAATTAAATCATCAAATATTTAAAATAATTAAAGAGAAATCAGAATTGGCTTCAAAATATTTATATGAAGAGAAGGGATATAAATGTTTAAGAGAGGGTTATGCCAACACAACATTAATTGCTATTGCCCCAACCAAGTCAAGTTCATTTATTTTAGGGCAAGTAAGTATGGGTATTGAGCCAATCAAATCAAATTATTTTATTAAAGATTTGGCTAAATCAAAAACAATTTATAAGAATCCATTTTTGGATATTGAATTGGATAAGTATGGTTTAAATACGCCAGAAACCTGGGAGAGTATTTTGAAGAAAGATGGATCAGTTCAGCATTTGGATTTTCCCACAAAAGAGGTGTTTAAATCATTTATTGAAATATCACCAAAAGAATTGATATTACAAGCAGCACAGAGGCAAAAATTTATTGACCAATCACAGTCATTAAATTTGATGATACATCCATCAGTTCCAGCAAAGGATATAAATCAATTATATCTATATGCTCATGAAGAGGGGGTTAAGACGCTTTACTATCAGTTTAGCCAAAGTTCAGCACAATCATTTGCAAGAAATATTAATGAGTGTGTGAGTTGTGAATCGTAGATTTGATACAATTTGTTAAATAAAAAACCCCCAGCCTATTAGTTTAGATTTGGGGGTTTTTAATATTAGTATTGATTTAAACTTATTTGCCACTCAATGTATCATAAAAATCTTCAAGTTTTGATAAATCAGATTTACTAAATGCAAAATTAGTATTCTCAAATTTATCTTTCATTGTTGAAAGTTTATCCATAATTTTGTTAATCATAGATATTGCTTTTTTACCAGTTGTTGCTTTACTTTCTTTATGGTAGTCCATAAAAAGGCCTTCACTTCCTTTATCTTCAACAATTCTTTTAACTAGTTTATTTAAACCAGCTTCTGTTAATCTTATTGTTCTCATAATTTTTTTTATATAAATATACAATAAATTAAAATAGTTTACAAATTTGTGAAAAAGATATATTTATATTTAAATGAGTTATAATGGCTGAAGGTTTTACATATGGTGTTGATTTCCCTTTTGATACATCTTTAAGGGGTGATGCATTAAAGATGACAGAATATATTGGTGATGAGATAAGAGCGTCATTATTACATTTGTTATTAACAAGAAAGGGTAGTAGATATTATTTACCAGATTTTGGAACAAGGCTATATGAATTTTTATTTGAACCTTTGGATATTGTTTCATTTGATGTTATTGAGGCAGATATTAGAGATTCTGTTGCCAAATACATACCAAATTTAACTATAATAAATATTGTTATTGAACCTTTGGATGTTAGTGAAGAGGTTAATACATCAAAATTAAATATTGATGATTTTGGTTTAAAACCATCTGACAAGATATATAGATCACCGGGTAATGGTACTTATCAAAATACAGCAAAAATAAAAATTGAATTCACATCAAACACAAATGCGTTTGCTGGGAGTGATTTTGTGGTTATAAATATATAATATGGCAGATAGACAAATTTCATATGGCGTTAGAGATTTTCAAGGAATAAGAGCAGAATTATTAAATTATGTTAAAACTTATTATCCTGATTTAATAAATGATTTTAATGATGCATCAATATTTTCAGTATTTCTTGATTTAAATGCTGCGGTTGCTGATAATTTACATTATCATATTGATAGAAGTTTACAAGAAACTGTTTTACAATATGCACAACAGAAATCATCAATATATAATATAGCAAGAACATATGGATTAAAATTGCCTGGGCAAAGGCCATCTTTAACTTTGTGTGATTTTTCCATAACTGTTCCGGTATCAAGTGATAAGCCAGATGGAAAGTTTGCTGGTCTTCTTCAAAGAGGGGCGCAAGTTTTGGGTAATGGAGTTATATTTGAAACAATTAATGATATTGATTTTTCATCTGACTATGATGCACAAGGTAATAAGAATAGAACGGTTATACCAAATTCATTAAATAGTAATATAATTAACTATACGTTAACAAAAAGAGAACCTGTAATTAATGGTGTGACAAAAGTATTTAAAAGGGTTATTACCTCATCTGATGTTAGACCATTTTTTGAATTGTTTTTACCAGAGAAGAATGTTTTGGGTATTACTAGTGTGATAACAAGAGATGGGCAAATTGGAACAGTCCCCCCAAATTCAGAATTTATTGGTGATACTAATAAATGGTATGAAGTAGATTCATTGGCAGAAGATAGGGTATTTATTGTTGATACAACAAAAAACACGGGATCCTCCCCTATTAAAGTTGGTAAATATATTCAAACAGAAAATAGATTTGTATCAGAATTTACTCCAGAAGGATATAAAAAAATTACATTTGGTAATGGGGTTAATACAGCATTGGAACAATTGAATCAATTTACAACAACAGGGCAATTTCCAACATTGCAGAATTATTTAAATAATTTTTCATTAGGAAGAACATTAAAGCCAAATACAACTTTATTTATTCAATATAGAGTTGGGGGTGGGTTAAATACAAATTTGGGGCCAAACACCATTAATCAAGTTGGTGTTAATACATTTTCTATTACTAATGGTAGTCCATCACAACAATCAGCAGTCATTAATTCATTGAGGGTTAACAATGCTTTCCCTGCAATTGGGGGTGCTGGTTTGCCAAGTGTTGAAGAGGTTAGAAATTTTGTTTCATTTAATTTTGCGGCACAAAAACGTGCGGTAACAATAAGAGACTATGAATCAATCATAAGAAATATGCCCCCACAATTTGGTGCACCAGCAAAGGTTTCAGTTCAAGAAGTTGATAATAAAATCCAAATTCTTGTTTTGTCATATGATAATAATGGGAAATTGATTAGTGATAATTCAAGATTTTTAACAGATAACATTGCCAATTATGTTTCAAATTATAGGATGATTAATGACTATGTTGTTGTTTCATCAGCAAAGATACTTGATGTTAGTATTGATGCCAATATCATAGTTGTTCAAGGGTTTGACACCAAAAGCATTGTTGAATCTGTCATATCTACCATTAACACCTATTTCTCACCACAGAATATGCAATTGGGTAAAGATATTAATTTATCTGAATTAAAAGGTAATATTCAAAAATTGACAGGGGTTGTGACAATTTCAAATCTTACAATTAAAAATGAGATTGGGGGTGATTATTCTGGGGATTTTGCAACAACAAGATTGGTTCCTGGGGCATCAAGAGTGATGGTTCCAACTGATGAGATAATTTTTGCTCAACCATCAGAAATATATCACATTAGATATCCAGAGAGAGATATAAGGATTAGTGTTAAAACAAACTCAGGAGTTACAATAGGATAATTCATTTATTTTACGTGTTTAGTCTTTATATTATATACAATAAAATATTTACTTAAAAAAAGGCTTGATGCAAAATACATATAGAATAAAAACCAATATTGGACAAGATAATTTTGTTAATTTTCAGTTAGACCAAAATATTGAATTTCTTGAAATTTTATCATTTAAAGTTAGACAATCTGATATCTATACATTGGATTGTGCCAATTATGGGGTTGTTGCAGGTAGGATTACAGCAAATAATGGTTTTGGATTGGCAAATGCTAGGGTATCAGTATTTATTCCACTATCAACAGAGGATGAAGATAATGCATTAATCAACTCAATTTACCCATATAAATCTATTGGTGATAAAAATGAGGAGGGATATAGATATAATTTATTACCATATGAACCATCTTATGAAGGTCATGTTGCCACAGGTAATTTTCCATCATTGAATGATGTTTTGGCAAAAAACCAATATATTGAAGTTTATGAGAAATATTATAAATTCACTGTAAAGACAAATGATAGTGGTGATTATATGATATTTGGAGTTCCAATTGGGGGACATACAGTTTTTATGGATTTGGATTTATCTGACATTGGGGCATTTTCATTAACTCCCCAAGATTTGATAAGGATGGGCAGAGCAGCAGAGGGTCAATTTAAGGGAAATTCATTTCAAGCATCAACAGATTTGGAATCATTGCCACAAATTGTTTCATTATCTAAAGGGATAGAAGTTTCACCATTCTGGGGGGATCCAGAAACTTGTGATTCAACAATTAATAGAGTTGATTTTGATTTAAGAACAGATGCTAGTATTGATATTCAACCAACATCAATCTTTATTGGGTCAATATTTGGAACAAATAACATAGATAGCGTTAAACTTAATTGTGGGGTTAAAGAATCTTTGGGGAATTTATGTTTGCTTGAAACTGGTCCAGGACTAATTCAATCAATTAGACAAACAAAAAGTATTGATTCAGATGGTTTGCCCATTCTTGAATTTTATGAATTGGATAATGGGGGTAGAGTTATTGATGGGGATGGTACTTGGGTTGTTGAAATGCCAATGAATTTGGATTATATCATAACTGATGAGAATGGAAATTTGCAAATAACAGAAGATGAAACAATAGGTATTCCAACAAGGGGAAAATATAGATTTAACATAAAATGGGAAGATTCTATTAGTTTAACAAACACAACAAGAAAAGCCAATTTTTTGGTGCCAAATATTAAAGAATATGGGTGGACAGAAGGGGGTGGTAATCCATCAAGTTCTGGGAGTAATGATGAAGCCAAAAAGGCACAAAGTGGTTCATATTATTTTGGACTTGATTGGAAAAAATATACAAACAAGATTGCTGCAATTAATTGTGAAGATACATTTTATGAATTTGAATATAATAAAGTATATACTGTTTCTGGATTGGTTGATCAATATCAGGGTGGGACAAATAAAGGCAAATTTATTGGAATTAAAGAAATTGGGGATAGAAGTTGTGAGCAAGTAATAAATAAATACCCAGTTAATGATGGTGTGAAAAACTTTGATTTGTTTTATTACTTATTTTCAATAATATTGCAAATTATTCAGTTTATTAATATTCCATTAATATTTGGATATCATTTGATTTCTTTTTTGTGGAATTTTATGGCTGTAATATTATTACCAGCAATAATTGTACTTTTGGGTTTTTTCATTAAAAATTATATATCTAATGTAATTAAAAATTATGCAATATCTGTTGCTTTATTTTCAGCAGGGATTATACCAACATTACCAACATTTGCATCATTTTTATTATTCCAAATTAGTAAAGATTTATTACTATTAGGCCCAATTTTATTTTTACTTGTTTATTTGACAATTAATTTTAAAAAAATAGTTAAGAAAAAATTAAAATTAATTCATTTGCCAAATATAACTTACCCAAATTGTGAGTTTTGCATTTGTGATATGGAAGAAGTTGATGTTGATTTAGGTAGTGGAATACAAAACAATGGAGTATTATCTCAGGTATCCAATTATACATTATATTATGATAAGTTATCACAAAATTTTGATTGGAAATTAATGGGTAATATTATTGAGAATAATACTAGTGATAATATAAATTATAAAGATAGTTTTAATTATGAAGATGATAAGCCATTATTATTATTTACTATTGCTCAATCAATTGGGGGTAGGACAGACAACTCATCTGGAATAAATCCTAAAAAAATTGGTGAGACAGATATTAAAATGCCTAGGTCAGATGAATTTCAATTAATACAAATTGATAAAAAAATTAGTATATATAGTGAAACATTGCCTATTGGTGAAAGAATTAATTATTTTAATTTAAGGGAGAATTATTTTTATGAAAAAAATAAGGTTAAAGTTACTTTTGCTAATGATATTATTGAAAATAGAAATAAATTTCATTATGACAATGTAATTGTTTTATTATCTGAAGCCTATTTTGATTCTGGGGATATATTAAGTTTTGTTAATAATTCATTATCAAAAGATCCTAATTTTTTGGTCACCGGAACAACAATTGAAGGTGAGATTATATATGGAGTTAATGGAACAACTAAAATAACAAATACAAATAACATTATAAATGTTAAATATGCAAATACTCAAGATACAGAAGGTAGTCAAACATATAAATTACCATTTATAACAGGAGCAACAAGCACATCGTATTATGCTTCGGATATTGAGTATTTCCAAGTTATTACTGGTATAACATATTCAGATTATATAAAATTATCAGATACAAATACTAAAGGTTATTTACCTAGTGTTTTAACTTCACCTGCTGTACTTAGAGTTAAAATTGGTGGTCAAGGTACACCCGGGGATGAGTTGGTGGTAGATAACCCAATCCAATATTTCAATGGTATTGAAAATCAATATGTTTTAATATTACAAAGAGGAGTTGATCCATATTCTCCAGAATATGATAATAAGTATGATTTGAGTAAAATATTTGGATATGAATTTGGCAATATAATTATAAATAGTGCTACCAAATTAAATATACCAATTCAAAAGTTGAATGAATATGCTGGCAATATTAGGCTTTTAGGTAAAGGAGGTAACTCATCAGACTTTATAACAACACAAACATTAACAAATCAAGAAGATATTTTCTTTGAATCTTACAGTTTTCAACCAGGAATTGAATTTAGACCATATGAATCAGATTCTGTTTCATATTATTCTGGTATATTTGGTCGTAATTCACCAATAACTAAACCTTTTATTATTAAATTAGGCCTTATTCCTACATTAATTAAGTATATAAAAAATTGGGTAAGTGCTGAACCTATTGATTCTGATAATAATTTTTTTATTGTCAATAGTGAACGTGCGGGGAGGGAAAAGGATTATCCAAAGAAGACCCCTATCCAATGGATTGATTCAAAATATAGCAATTCAAAATTGGATTTTAATGGTGGTACATATATGGTTGGTAAAGGTGATGTTGTGGCAAATAATAAATATGATATTAATCCATTTGAATTTGATAATTTCATGTTATACTATTCATATAGTTCGCATTTAGAATTAAAGAATAGAAAGTTATCTCATTCTAATAGTAACAAAATTATTTTAAGAACAGATAGGCTACCAACATCAGATGGTTTAGATGGTAAAAATTGGTATAGTAATGGGGTTGGTATATTACAACAAAATAACTCTTTTACAATATATAAATATCCTAAAAAATCAACAGGAGAAAATTCACCCTTATATATTAATGCTGGTTTTGATGCTGATATTTTGGCAAATGATTTAGAGGGGCTACCAGGGTATGCAAGTGTAAATACATCATTTAATTCTTGTAAAGATTTAGTTCCCCTATCTTGTTATGAAAATAAAAATGATTCAGAAACATTATCTATAACTGAAAAATGTAAGTCAACTAAAAGACAATCTATATATATTAAGGATGGTTGTTACCAATTAGTTAGACGACCTATACTTGATTTATTGCCAGACATTGATGCATTCCGTGAATGGGCTTTTAGGTTTAAATTAAATTATGGTTTATGTAGAGGTATTGTATCAGAAACATTTGTTAATAACTGGGTTAATGGATCTTTGTTTATGCCATCATTTAAATCAAACACTATTGGTGCATATAGAAATAATCCACAATATTGCAAGGATATTGTTTATTATGATAATACAACTTCAAACTTTTATTATAGAAGTTCCCCTTATTATAGTGGAACAACTATGGGGCAATTTGTTGGCAACCAGAATAATTATATTGCAAACAAGTTAAATTATTATAATTTAATGTATCCAACAACCATAATTAATTTGGGTATTAAAAATAAGTTATTAATTGGGTCAAGGGGATTTGATACTTATGGATATATGGTAAATCAAATAAATTATACAAGTTATTCAGATAATTCTGATTTAATTAACATGTTTGTTATGAGTAGGGTTTTGGATTCTAGTATATTGAAAAATCTTAATAAGAATACTAATATAACAATAAATTCATTTTTTAGTAGAAATGGTAAAAAGGTAGATGGTGATTTGGCACAATTAATGTCTATTAATTCAGAATTTGGCGTTGTGAAGTTTTCATCAGAATTTTATTCTTTCACCAATAATAATTCACCATCTTTAATTTTTAGAGAAAAGGGTAGAAATTATATGGGGGTATTTTATTCATCATTGCAAGATGATTTAACCTATAAAGATTATATATCACCTGGTAGGATTGGTTTTAGAGATAGTATTACAAATTCATTAATCCCAAGATATTTTGATATTAGATCACAAGAGGTTCCATTTTATTCTTGGGAATTGGCAGAAAATTCTAATAGCATTTTTGGAACAGACAAGAATAATTGGGGAACACAAAAAGTTGATATTGTTGCAAAAAAGTATCAATCTCTTGAAAGAATTAAACCCAGAAATAATGATACAGCAAAGTTTAGTGAATATGATAGCACAGATTATTTTGTTTCAGACAATTCAGATATAGCATATAATTCACATAGGGGTTATATATATTCTGATATAAATGGTAAATATAATAAAACTAAACAAGAAAATACAAAATTTGTTGTTGGTGCACCATTTCATTTTTATTTTGGAATAAAGAAAGGATTTTCATCTTTGGATAAATTTAAAACAAAATATTTGAATGAATAACTATATTATAGTACCAAGCATTTATAGAAATAAGATTGGGGATGAAATTGATTCACAAATATCAGTTGACCTTGTTAATTCATCCAAAGAATTAATTGAATTTGATAGAAGTGTTAACATAGATTTAAAGGAATTGTATGAGAAGGAGAAGAGTGCATCATTTAAGATACGACCAGTTTATAACATAAGTTATTTATATAATAATATATATTCTGGAACAACAACAACCAAATATGAAGATGAATTAATTTATCCATTAAAATCTTCATTAATCATTCAATCTAAAAATGTTAGAAAGGGGTTATTACAATCTTATGAGTTTGATTTTTTTAGACCAAAAACAACAACTGCTTTTGGTTTTGAAAGCATTAGTGCATTTACATATAATTGGAATTATTATTTAACTTATCCATCTTCTGAAGATAATAAAAAGATATTAAATATTGGTTTTAAGGGAAAAGATTTTGAATGGGTTGCTGGTGATGGCATTCCATTTGTTTCTGAAAATATAACAATTAATGGTTTTAATGTGACAAAAATTATTTGTGGATTAAATCATAATTTGAATTTAGGGGAGAGTGTGATGATTAAAATTGGTAATAATGAATCTTTGCATAATATATTATCATTTGGTGATGGTTCTTTTAATTCTGAAAAGACTATAATTAACATCATTAACATTAATGATAAAATAAAAGGAAATGTATATGGAACATTAAGGCGTGTTACAAATAGTGCCAATAGCGGTGAAACCATTTCAAAATATTATATTAGAAAACACAAAGTTATAAAAGGGGGTGATAGAGTTGTTGCCACAAAAGCAGGATTTCAATCTGGTATTTATGATGGGATAGAAACATTAAGTTATGATGATAATAATAATAAATTCCCAACAAAAAGAATAGGTTCAAATAAATCATATAATTTTACCATACAGGATGAAATTGATATTGAAGGAATTGTTGATAATAGAAACAGACCTTTAACTGAATTATATTTAACAATTTTATTTAAAGGGTATTCTGGGTTTTTTGCATCAAAAAATAAACCAATGAAACAAGGCTGGGATTTTAATAGAAGTGAGTCAGTTAGTGATTGGTGGGATGATAGCAACACATTATCCAATAGCAATATTATGGCAATATCATATTCAGATGACGCAAAATCAAATTTTTATTATTACAATCCCCCCAATGAATTTGATGGTGATTTTTGTGAATATAATGAATATAATCAAGAGGAGATTGTTATTTCAGATTTTTATTATAAAATAAAACATAATGAAAGTGTTTTTAGGGTTGCTGGTTATGATAATAATAAGTCAGGATATTATTATAAGCCACATAATAGAATGACATTAAAGGTATTTTCAAATTATGTTGAATCAGTTGGTTTAACATCAAAAGATAACATCCCAAGCTATGCATTCTATTCAAAATTTGATGCCCAATTTAGGTGGAGAGATATTTATAGTGTTGGTTTTTTTGATGAGAATTCAAATGGGGTTAATTACCCATATGTTAATGATACATTTTATCCATTTTCAGATGTAATATTCAAATTAATACCAGATACTTCTGGGTATGATTTTAATTCATTATTAAATGATGGGAGCGGTGTTGTTGTAAAACCTATTATTGATGAGTGTGAATAAATATAAATTAAGATTACCAAATGTTAATGATTTAACCATAAGCATTCCTGTTAGTATTAATGTGGAAAATTTAGGTCAAGATGATGTTATTGAACAATATGAAGATACAATAATTAGCAATGCAATAAATGATAAGATAGATTACGAGATAGTTAGATTTCAACATAAGGGATATTTTCCTCCAATTCCAGTGTCAGCATCGCCAACACCAACACCAACCCCAACACCAACCCCAACTATGACCTCTACTGTAACACCAACCAATACGACAACACCAACATATACACCAACACCATCAGTTACACCAACTATACAACCATCAGCATCTGCTACACCAACATTTACACCAACCCCATCAATAACACCAACTATAACACCAACAACTTCAATAACACCATCAATAACACCAACCATAACACCAACAACTTCAATAACACCAACAAATACAACAACTCCAACAATGACGCCAACACCATCAGCAACGGAATTAAGATATTATTCATCAAATAATCTAATAGTATTCAATCAAAATTGTAATTCAAATTAATATGAGTGAATTTAACGTATATGCGCCAACACCTGGTAGTGGATGTTCAAGTTGGTTTAATCATGCAACTAGTGGTGATGCTTGTAATTCAATATTTTGCACAACAATACCAACAACTTGTGTGGGGGATTGTGATAAGTTATATGTGACAAACCAAAGAACTCCACAGAGAATAGAGATTAATGATATTATTTACATTGGGACAGATACTGGTTATGAGATATTACCTGAAGGTTGGTATGTTAGCAGTACAAAGGGTACGGTATTCAATATTAATTCAAGTGGTGTTTTGATAAGTGTCAATACTTGTTCTGGTACAACTTATGTTACAGATTTGGATGGGAATTATTATGGTACAGCTACCATTGGAACACAAACTTGGTTTACAGAAAATTTAAGAACAACAAGGTATAATAATGGTGCTGATATTCCAAATGTAACTAATAGTACAACTTGGAGTAATTTAACAATTGGTGCTTATTGTGCATATAATAATAATAATATTGATAATTGTTTTGGGTATTTGTATAATTTTTATGCAACAACTAATCTATGTCCAACCGAGTATAGAGTTCCCACATTGGCTGACTATGCAACTTTATCCACATATCTGGGGGGTAATAGTATTTCAGGTGGGAAGATGAAAACAGAAGGAGTTGTATGGTGGGATAGCCCAAATGATGGGGCAACAAATACTAGTGGATTTAGTGGTTATCCAGCAGGTAGAAGAGTGTATAATGGTAATTTTAATTTCTTTGGGGAAACGGGTACTTTTTGGACTAATACAACAACTGGATGTATTGTTAATTTTGCCAAAATAATTCAATTAAAATATAATAATAATAATTTGGATTTCCAATGTGATGATAAAAACAATGGGTATTCGGTTAGATGTATAAAAAATTAATATAATGGCAACAGATTATAGTTTAAATATAAAATTTAATTTTTTACAAGGAATTGATATTACCAATAATATAAATTGGAAGACAACGTATTTGACCCCAAATAATGGATATATTGAAAATGATGTAAGATTTAATACAAATAGTTTTAATAATTCATTTTTCAAATTAGATTATTATGACACCCCTTTTAGTAAATCGCAAAAATTATATTTTACAACTATATTACAAGCCAGCAATGGAATTCAATCAAATAATTTAATAATTCCAGAGTATTATTTGGATCACGACATTAATACAGAGGGTTTTTATATTTATTGGTTAAGGGATAAGACAATATTTAATCTTGATACTTTTTATGTTAGTGCAACATTTTTCAATGGTAAAACTGGAATGGTTAAAAGAATGTCAAATATTTGCCAAGGGGATTCAAATTTGAGTGATAGATATAATTTAAATGAAGTTTTTGATTTTCATTATAAATTAAAATTGGATTATGATAATAAGACATATGAATATTTTGATATTAAAAAAGATAATAGGATTGGTATTTCTGGATCACCAATTTTATGGTATGAATATATAAGCAGAAAATGATATATAAAATTAAAATATCCCCTGAGTCGGTATCATCATTAATTAAATACTTTGATTATAGTGGTAAGACAATTGGCGTTTATACTGGTATGACAAATATTTTATCAGGTGGGACAAATGGGGCATCAACATTAACAGGATTAACAATTCCTATTTTGTTAACGCAAGATATTGTTGATATGGGGTATTATTCAGAATTTGATGGTGCAATAACACAAAAAGATGTTGCAACAAACTTTGTATTTTCTGGGGAAAATGATAGTAGAATTTGTGTTTCAAATACCTCAATAGTTAAGACATCAACATTGGATTCTACTTATTTGATAGATTGGGGTGATGGGCAAATTGAACAAATGATATCTCCTAAATTGTGCCATACTTATACCAAATCAGATGGGGAATTTACTTTAACATTAACACAAAGAAATAATTTTGGTTCAAACATTGTCAGTAAGACAATAAAAAAACCATTTAAATTAGCTACCATATCAAATCCATTTGGCACAACATCATATATACCAAATGCTGGTCCTTGGAAGAATACTAATATAAATTATGATTATATCTTCACAGGGGATACTGGATTAAAAAAATATTCATACAATGATGTTAGTTCAGTTGATGTGTCTGGTTATACAAAATCAAGATTAAATGATTTGGCTATTTATGGTAAAGATGAATTTAAAGTTGGTAAGTTGGTAAATAAAAATGGTTTTGAGGGAAAATTAACAGAAATTAAAGAAACCATTTTCACAGCATATACCATTAGCAATATTGATTATATTGATTATCAAAATGGAATAACAATATTTAAAACAAATATTAAAAAAGAGCCAATATACCCAAGTCCAATTGTTAAAAATGATTTATTAATGAAGAGCGTTTCTGATGTTCAAATTTTTTCAAATGTTTTTATTGAGAGGGGGAAAAATTCTGGATATGAAAGAGTTCAAAGACTTGGTGAGGTGAGAACTTTGTTAGATATGGAAAAATATGGATATGGATATTTTAATTTAACAAATAAATAAAGAATAAACTATTTATATTAATATAAAAAAAAATTATGGCAATTGGTACATATGGCACGGTTAGACCTAGTGATGTAAATCCTGAAGATGTTGAGATTATAATGGTTTACTCCCCAACCAGGGATCAGAGTGAAACAATTGTGCAAAAAAAATTATCAGCAACTGATATTTTGACCCCTTATTTTGAGGATGCAAATAATGTTGAATTATTGGGGGGTTTATATAAGTTAACATTACCAGCAACAGAATTTAATGCATTGGGTTATTATACTGTTTATTTAAGACCAGCACAAATTAGAACAAAAATTACTGATTGTGGGGTGTTAAGTGCTCTTCCTAATGTTAAGGGGATTGTTATCAATTTGGATAATGTTCCAGCAGACTTTAGAAATAAATTTGCATCACCCCAAGAGTTGGTTGGGTATCGTGTTGAATATTTAAATAATAAACAAAAAGTTCCAAATTTCTTTAGAATAGTTACATCATCTTTTTTTTGTGAACCCATAGTGACAAATGAAGTAAATACTAGTGTAAAATCAATTAGATATAGATATGTTGATAATGACACTAATTTGGTGTTTTTAACATTATCACCAAGTAGTTCACCTTCAAACAAAACCAATGCAGTTCCATTTATTGGGCAGCCAAATCAAGAAATTATTATAACAAATAGTTATTTCAACCCCACAACGCTTGAAATTGAAATGGTTGAACATGATATATCCACATTGGCAATTGGTTTATTTGGCAACCAAACTAAATCAGTTGAAGATGGTATCTATACTTTATATGATACAGCAAATAATATTTACAAACAATATAATTTATTTGAAGTTAGAAACCAATTTACTAATTTATTATATGAAGTTAGACAAGATAGGGGGGATGATGTTGACATAAGTAAAAATTTAGATAATATACTAGAATAATGCCAAAAATAATTATAACAGATTCACCTGGTAGTGGGGTTGGAGTTTTTGATAATATTGTTGGACTTCAAGTTACTGAAGGAGGGGGGTTAACGCTTGGAACTTTTGAGTTTAGGTCATCCATAACAGATGATGCCCCTATTACTTTATATGTTAATTCATTTAGTAATCCAATAACTCTTGAATCTTTAAGTATTGATAATAATAGTAGTTTTAGGGAATTAGTTTCAAAGGAATTAAATGTTTACCCCAACTATGATTTGACCCAAGTTATGGGGTTTACCTTATATGGATCATTGGCAAAAAGATTTTCAGTATCTATAACAAAAATAATAAATTATTATCCAGCATCAATTGATATAAATTTATATGATATTAATTTTAGTACAGGATATACAGCAACAAATATTTTATATGACCAAGTTTTAAATGAAACTGAATTTGATATAAATATTGAAAAAATATATAACCCATTTGGAATTGATTTTTCTAAAAATGCTGAAACTAATATAAAATCTAGGGAAATTGCTATTTCAGAATATAGAAATTTATCAAAATTTTATTTGGATTATGATTTGCAATTAAATGGGGTAAATTATCCCTTGTTAAATTTGGATAAATCAAATAATCTTAATACTGGGGTGTTAAAGATTATTGTTGAAGGTAATCCATTTTCTGGGGGTTCTCAATCAGTTGATTCTTATATCATCAAGCCAAATGATTATTTGTATAATTTGGTATTAAAAACTGATTTTGATGAGATTGAGCAATATATGCTAAATACCATATCCATACCAAAATATACTATGACTTTACAAGTCCCAGAAGAAAATATCAATGGGGAATTTTTGGTATATAATAGGGATATTACATTTCCATTAGATGGTATTTGGAATATTGACATTTCAAGTTCAAGTTTCACCAATTATATAAATGAATTACAAGAAATTGCAGAATACTTTGATAGTGTTAGGACAAATTTAATTTCAAGATTTTTGGTTTCAGACTCTTTGAAAGAATTTGATACATTTGACAGAAGGGTTGAAAGTGTTTTACAGATATATGGTAGAAGTTTTGATGAAGTTAAGAAGTTTATTGATTCTCTTGCTTTTATGAATTCTGTTAATTATACCCCAAAAAATGATATACCATCACAATTATTATCAAATTTGGCAAATACATTAGGTTGGGCAGAGAATTTCCAATTTATAACGGATCAGACTTTAGTTGAATCTTTATTTGGAAATAATAGTGATTTTAAATTTCCAGCATATAATCGTTCACAAACTCCATTAGAATTAAACTATTCTTTTTATAGAAATTTGGTTATAAATTCATTTTACCTTTTCAAATCCAAGGGGACAAGAAAATCCATTGAGTTTATTCTTAAATTATTTGGCATACCAGATGCATTAATAGAATTTAATGAACATATTTATTTGGCTGACCAAAAAATAAATTTAGATAAATTTAATTCTGAATTAGTTAAAATTAATACTGGGTCATATATTGATAATGATCCAATTGTATTAAGTACAACATATCCACTTTCAGGTAGAACATATAGTGCATTTACAGCAAATACCAGAATTGTAAATACCACTAAAGTTAATTACCCCCTTGATGTGACAACAGGTTATCCACAGATAAAAGAAACAGATGATTTTTTCTTTCAGATGGGGGCAGGTTGGTATCAATTAACTCCTGAACATAGAAGTTTACAAGTTAATACCAGAAGGCAAGTTGGGACTGAAATAACTTATGGGGTTGAATTTGAGAAATTAACGTATGGTGAAAAATATTTGGATAGGTTAAGGAAATTTCCATACATTGATGAGGGGTTTAGTTTGGAGAAAGTTATTGATAATAAAAAATCTTGGAATAGTTCTAATTTATTATTAAGAAATTCATCTGATGGGGATTATAATGCTTATTATACTTTACCAGATGAGAGATTATTGTTAAATGTAAAAAATGTTAGTTTATTTTTAAATCCAGCACAAGGATTGCTTTATGATATATGGGTTCAATCAAGAGAAAAGGATTACCCAATTCCGCAATCTGGATTAACATATCCTTATCCTACAACTGGGGGAACAGATTCAACCATAATTAATCCACAACCAAAATCAAAATCATTTTTTGAATTTGCTCAAACTTTTGCAAATGATATGATTAATGTTAGGAATAGGTTATACATCACAGATGGTAAAACCGGGGGATATCCAGTATTACAATCCATATTTTGGAAATATATTGAAGCAAAGATAACTAATAATATTGATACCAATCAATATACTTATGATAAATTAATTGAATATGTGAATGGGATTAACCCAAATTGGATTAATCTTGTTGAACAAATGATTCCAGCAACAACATTATGGATGGGGGGTGTTAAATATGAGAATTCACCATTTCATAGACAAAAATATGCATATAAAAGATTTAGTATAACTGGAGGAACATCACCACAAGTGATAACAACAGGCAATGGTGTTGTGGTATTTGGTTTAACATCAATTGCAGATGGAGACGAGTATATCACTTCACCAATATTTAAAGATATATGCGATAAAAATAATATTAATCTTCTAGTTTATCCATCAAAATCATTTAATGATATTTTGGGTGATAGTATTTCAGAGGCAAAACTTGATTTTAGTGATACATGTTCTAGTGATAATGTATTGACAACTTGGTATGTTGAAATAATATTAAATAATACAATAGTATCCAAAGTTGAGTTTTATAATGGTTTGGGTAGTGATGATGTTCCTACTAGTTCTGCTTGGAATTCAGCAGTTTTAACAGGATTAGAAGGGGTGACCAAATATGATATAAATTATTCTTTACCAAACAATAACAATGTTACTTTTGTTGATTTTGCTTGCAACAATGAAAATACATATGATAGTACATTGGTGATAAACGTTGGTATTGATATAACTTTAATTTGCGAATAATGGCAGCATTTGATTATTTTTTGAGTTTAACAGGCGACTGCACTAATACAAATTCTGGTGCAATACTTCTTGAATTAAGTGGAGGAACGCCACCTTATAGTATTGAATTTATTAATCCATATATTGATAGTACCCCTTATATAACAATAACTGAACCAGTATTAATTACAAGTTTATCAGCAACAACTTATGGGGTTAGAGTGAATGATTCAACTGCTCCAGATAATTTAGAATTTTATTTAAATATTCCAATATCTAGTGGAGTTTGTACCTCAATATTGTCAACAATCAATTCAACATGTGGGGATTCAAATGGTTCAGTAACTGGAACAACAACATCTCTATTTTCAACAACAGATTGTTATTTATATACTAGTGGAAATACCTTAATATCAAACAATATTTTTAATTCGGAGGAAATTATTTTTGAAAATTTAAGTGCAGACACTTATTATATTTATGTTGAAGATATTGGGGGTTGTACAGCAAAAACAGAAAATTTTATAATAAAAAATTCCACATCATTTGATTATGGTTATTTTATTGTTAAAAATTCACCTTGCTTTACTGGATCAACAGGTGCAATATACATAACAGGTCAAACAAATCCTGGGCCTTATAGTTATTTTTGGAACAATGGAGCAACTGGGAATACAATCACAAATTTACCCACAGATTCTTATTCTGTTAGTGTTACAGATGGTCAAGGCTGTGTTAACACCAAAATAATTATAGTTGAAGAGGCAGAATCTATGGGATTATTACAGATAATTCCCACACAACCATCATGCTTTACTGCAACAGGTTCTTTAGACGTTACCATTAGTGGAGGTACTGCGCCATATTATTTTTCAGCAAGTACAGGATTTTATGATATAACATATAGTAATAACATTGTGATTACTGGATTAACATCTGGTACTTATGACATAAGGGTTATAGATGGTGCATTATGTTCACTTGATATTACAACAAGTTTAGTTAGTGAAAATTCTGTTTCAAGCGTTGAATTTATTGGAACAAATTCATTATGTGGCTCATCTAATGGGATTATATCAATTAATATATTGGGGGGAACTGGACCATATACTTATGGGTTAATTCAACCAAGTGGGGATACAATAACAAATACCACAACTTCAACAAATTATTTATTTACCAATTTAGGAACTGGTACATATACAGTTTATATGCAAGATTCTTCAGGTTGTTACTATGATGAAGAAGTGACAATTATTGCTGAAGATAAATTTGAATTAAATTATTCATTAACTGGGACAACTTGTAATTCAAACAATGGTACTCTTTTTGCATATATTACAACAGGGGGCACACCCCCATACGATTTTTATTTGGATGATGTAAATAGCATTTTAGATACAAATTTAACAGGATATACTTTTACAAATTTAAGAGATGGGAATAAGACTTTAAGAGTTATTGATTCAACTGGTTGTGAGCAGATAAAAGTATTAACAATACCCACAAGTAATTATTTGGATTTTTCATTATATCCAACATCATGTGTGAATGGTAATGATGGTACAATAACAGCTTTGATAACTGATGGGTTGCCACCTTTTACATACACTTGGTCAAGTAATGTATCTGGTAATCCACAATCAATATCAGCAACTGGGTTAACTAGTGGTGATTATTCATTAACAATTGTGGATAATAATGGTTGTTCATTAACCAGAGATGTAAGTATAAGTTGTTTTAGTACAGTAAAGTCGTATCAAACATACATTGTTGATTCAAAAGTATTTGGGATAAATTCAATAAATAAATTTGGATTATTAGATTTCTTGAATGAGGGCTTTAGTGATTTGGTGAATATGGAGTTTAGTGGATCAACCACTATAATCGATCCAAAATGTAATTTAAACTCAGCAATCTTCACAACAGAATATACGTTAGAACCAAGTGGTATCACAAGTGGAAATACATTCTACACAGGATATACAAGAACAGATGTTCCAACAGATTCGGTTTATGCAGAATCCATAGTTGATTTGTTGGCTGGTAATACCCTAAAAGGATTACTTGGAATCCCAGGAATACAGAGTGTGTCTTATGACTTAATAACAAATACAATAAACATCATAGCAGAACCAGGAGATAGTATAACCTCACAAGTATTAACCATAAAATTGAAAATAGATTATGATATATCTTGTAAATTATGACAAACATTATTATTTCAAGTATAAGTGGGGCAACTCCTTTAAATATATATGTATCTGATGCATTTGGGGGGAATGAAAACTATCTGGGTCAAGTAACAACATTACCTTTGGTGGTTGATATAACATATGAATTACCTATTATATTTAATTCAGCTCCCCAAGTTACCATTATTATTGAGGATAGTGAAGGATGCAGAACAACAAAGAAATTAAATTGTTATATTAATTGTGATATTGTTTATAGTATAACTGATATTACATCAATTACTCCAACTCCAACTCCAACCCCATCTTCAACTCCAGGGTATATTCCAATTGCCTCATCAAATAATAAAATAACATTAACATCTATAATAGGAACTCCACCATTTGGTATTTATATATCAGACATAAATAGGAATTATGAAACTTATATTACAACAATAACAAATACTGGAATATTACCACTTACCATTGATGTCCCCAATAGATTTTCTGGGTCAAATCAAGTTATTGTTACCATAAAAGATATAAATTCTTGTAGTTATTTTAAAATAATAGATTGTTAAATGGCAACATATAAATTAATTGTAGTAAATATTGATCCAATATGTGAGAATAGCATAGAGAATGAGATAACAGGGGTTACTGCTTGTTCAAGGTATTTCTTACAATTAAATCCCTCATCTCACTCAAAAGGTCCATTTAATTTTTATATTGATACAATTGATAGTGAGCCAATATATAGCAATATAACAAGAGAGCAATTTTTGGCTGGAATAACTCTTGAGATTTTATGCACAACCCCAACTCCAACACCATCTATAACACCAACCCCAAGTATAACACCATCTATAACACAGACGCCAACAAAGACGCCAACACAGACGCCAACACCATCTGTAACATCAACAAACACTCCAACACCAACAAATACCCCAACAAAGACAAATACTCCAACACCAACCATAACTCCAACAGTTACCCCAACAACACCGGAAGAGTATGAGGCTTATTTATTTATTGAGCCAGTTAGTATGAATGTGGAGTTCAATTCTTGGATGTCATCTGGTGGTAGTTTATTTAGGGGATTTTCAAATGGTATTGCTCCATCAATAAGTGCAGCAACATTTAATGACCAGATTAATAGGTATATATCCTTTTCAGGTTGGGGAGCAAATGCACCACAAGTAAGAACAACAAAGATACGCCAAAATAGTGGTGGATTTGATGAATATGGTAATTTAATTCAAGCTTATTTATTCAAGACGCATGAAGTTCCAGCATATTTGACAACAGGTTATTCTTGGTATACTTGGGTTATACCAAATATGGACACAAATAGAAATCTTGTTAGCAACATTGGGGTTAATGAATATGGGGATTCAACATCATTAGTCCCGGTTAATACAAATTTATTATATGCAGAATTAACGGTAATATATAGTGGCTTCACAATTCCACAAAATTATTATCATATATATACAACATTTAGCAATACAAATTTCAGATTAAATAATGATAACAAAATATATTTTAAGGGAAATTCCTTAATACCAGATTTAAATGGTTGCAATTGTTTTGATGTTTATTTGGATCCGTCAACCCCATCAGTATTATCTTGTTATGATGTTTGTAGGGAGGTTGCAAATACCAGAATATGTGGAAAAACAACAACATTTAATGGTGCAAATGGTCAGAAATATTATATTGATTTTCAATCATGTATAAACAATGACGATAGCAGTTGGAATGGGGCAAAGAATTTTAGCATAAACGGATATTGCTATTCAACTGATTCAGTTGGGGTTATTACTGGTTCAACAATATGCCCATCACCAACTCCAACACCAACAAATACATTAACACCAACACCAACTATAACTATGACTCAAACTAAAACCCCTACCCCAACAAGGACAATTACTCCTACTAACACAAAGACGCCAACAAATACAGCAACTCCTACACCAACAAACACATTAACTCCAACACCAACTCCTACACCAATTTAATTTCAACACCAACAAATAGAATAACATTTACAACCATTTAAGTTATGGTTAAAATGTAATTTTATATATTTATAAAAAATAATAAATTAGTTAATGAGTTTTAATTATAAAAATCCTAAATCATCAGTTGTACTATCTGGGCCAAATTCAGTTAGGACAGATTCAAATACCGGAAGCAATTTTAGTTCATTCCAAGTTGGTGGTTTTTACGAGGTTTTTAAATTAAGTGATTTAAATTTTAACATACCAAGTGGTGCAACAGGGACAATATTATATTCAGGAAATACCATTCCCATTGATTTTAGTTATAATGCACCAAACAATTTTCCAAATGTAGTCAATTTATATTCAGATGGGATTTCTTCTGGAAGGAGAAAACTTGGTATGATTGCTTATGTTTATGAGAATAATAAGACATATCAATACCAAATACCAAACTATGAAACATTATTTAATAATGCTATAAATGTTGGTTCTGTTGTAAATATTGATTTTGGTTATCAGATATATGATAATACAGATGAAGGTAAATTATTGTTAAATGCTTGGACAGGGTCAACCATTGAAGGCATAAGTGGAGTAACAAGAGGGGATGCAAGATGGGTTGAGTTCAATCCAGAGATTTATATCACAGGTGGAACATATAGTTCAGGAGATACCACATTATATTTATATGATAGTTCAGGGAATACAATACCAATATCAGGGTTTAGCATTAGTATTAGTGGGGGAACAACGGGGACATCTGGAACAAGTGGTACATCTGGTGGTTTAGCAGGAACATCTGGAACAAGTGGCTCATCTGGTGATCCATTAACTGAATTAGAAATAACAGGAGTTCAGAATAATTCTAATAGAACATTTACAATATCTGAATCTGTTGATATAAGTAATCATTTATTTTTTTATAATGGGCAATTGCAACAATATGGTGTAGATTATACCATATTATCAGGCACAACTTTAGTAATTGATAATGCTAATCCGCCACCAACACCAAATTGTATATTAAAGATATATGGTAGTGTTGTTATTGGTTTTAATGGAACATCTGGAACATCTGGAACAAGTGGTTCAAGTGGTTCATCTGGAACAAGTGGTTCATCTGGTAATCCATTAACTGAATTAGAAATAACAGGAGTTCAGAATAATTCTAATAGAACATTTACAATATCTGAATCTGTTGATATAGGTAATCATTTATTTTTTTATAATGGGCAATTGCAACAATATGATGTAGATTATACCATATTGTCAGGTACAACTTTAGTAATCAATAATGCTAATCCACCACCAACACCAAATTGTATATTAAAGATATATGGTGGTGTTGTTATTGGTGTTAATGGTACATCAGGTACAAGTGGGAGTAATGGAACATCTGGAACAAGTGGTTCATCTGGCAGTTCAGGAACATCAGGCACAGAGGGAACAAGTGGTTCATCTGGAAGCAGCGGAACATCAGGTATAGATGGGACAAGTGGTTCATCTGGAAGCAGCGGAACATCAGGTATAGATGGAACATCAGGCACGTCAGGAACAAGTGGTACGTCAGGTAGTAGTGGGTTACAAGGTATAAGTGCAGGTCAAGTTTATTATTTCAATGAAAGCCAAAATTCAGATGTTAATGGGTATAAAGCCCTATCAATTACTCCACTTGACACACCACAACAAAGTGTTGTTATATTAGTTCCAGGTAATTCAACAGGGACATTAGTTTCAGATTATATAACGCCTGAATTAGGTTTTTCTGTAATACCAGGTGGGACACAAAAATTTCATTTACATTTCTTAAAAACAAATCAAAATGATTTGATGGATGTTTATGTTGAGATACAATTGGCTAATTTTAGTGGACAAACAATTGGACCAATAATAACATCAAATGTTAGTCTTATAAATTGGTTAGATGGGTCAACACCAGTTGAGGCAAATGTTGATATAACTTTACCAACAACAACAATCAATCCAACTAATAGGATGATTGTTAGAATATATCTTAATAATCAACAAGGTTCATCAAAAAATGTTACATATTATACAGAAGGGAATAGTAATTATTCATTTGTTTTAACATCTACTGGTGCAATAGGAGGAACAAGTGGTATTTCAGGTTCTAGTGGCTCATCAGGGACAAGTGGTTCATCTGGGAGTAGCGGTACATCTGGAACAAGTGGTTCATCTGGAACAAGTGTAGCACTTTATTTACTTGAAGCATATGCAGACGTTGTTTATACTTTACCAGGTAGTTTTACTAATGATACTTGTAGATATAGTATTGTGAATAATAGTGTAAATGTATCAAGTGCATGGTTTAATACTTCAACTTATACCTTTACACCACTAAAAGCAGGTTATTGGGAAATTGCGGCTAGTTATGATGTCTATAGAAATGGAGAAGCTAATATGGGAATACAAAAAAATGGCAGTACTATAGGAATAGCGGGTTCAATATCTTCAATAATACAACAAGTAAGAAAAATTTTATATCTAAATGGCTCAACTGACTATGTAAATATTATTAATAATGGTTCTAATGCAAATGCAAGAACACAAGAAGTAACTAGGTCTTGGTTTCAAGCAATATGGTTAGGAGAATAATATTTAAAGATATAGAATACTATTTTTTATAAAGTAAGTGTTTTAGTATATATGTTTTTTTTATAAAGTATATAATAATTTTATATTTTAGGTTTTTTTTAAAACCTTAAAGTATTTATGTATAAGTAAAAAAATAATAATATGCCAACTAGATTAAATATTTATGGTCAGGCCATTTCAACAACGAAGAAAAGGCCGTGTATTGTTGCAACAACAGGTCATATAGTACTATCTGGAGCAACAACACCAACATCAATTGATGGGATTAATATTGATGTTAATGATAGAATACTGGTGTGGCAACAAAATTCGCCACAAAATAATGGAATATACAAATTAGAAACATCAGAATTATTAAGCCGTGATTATGATTTTAATATCAGTGACGATGTTTATACTGGTGTTGAGGTTTTGGTATTATCAGGATTAACATATTCTGGTAAAACATTTTATTTAACAACAACAGATGAGATAACAATTGGAAGTAGTTTATTAACATTTGATATTCTTGCTGGTCAAAATGGAACAAGCGGAAGTTCAGGAACAAGTGGTTCATCAGGAACAAGTGGCTCATCTGGAACAAGCGGAAGTTCAGGAACAAGTGGCTCATCTGGAACAAGTGGAAGTTCAGGAACAAGTGGCTCATCAGGAACAAGTGGAAGTTCAGGAACAAGTGGAAGTTCAGGAACAAGTGGTTCATCTGGAACAAGTGGCTCATCAGGAACAAGTGGAAGTTCAGGAACAAGTGGAAGTTCAGGTACAAGTGGTTCATCAGGTACAAGCGGAAGTTCAGGAACAAGTGGCTCATCAGGAACAAGTGGAAGTTCAGGAACAAGTGGAAGTTCAGGAACAAGTGGAAGTTCAGGTACAAGCGGAAGTTCAGGAACAAGTGGTTCATCAGGAACAAGTGGAAGTTCAGGAACAAGTGGAAGTTCAGGAACAAGTGGAAGTTCAGGAACAAGTGGTTCATCTGGAACAAGTGGAAGTTCAGGAACAAGTGGTTCATCAGGTACAAGCGGAAGTTCAGGAACAAGTGGTTCATCTGGAACAAGCGGTTCATCTGGAACAAGCGGAAGTTCAGGTACAAGTGGAAGTTCTGGAACAAGTGGAAGTTCAGGTACAAGCGGAAGTTCAGGAACAAGTGGTTCATCTGGAACAAGCGGTTCATCTGGAACAAGCGGAAGTTCAGGTACAAGTGGAAGTTCTGGAACAAGTGGAAGTTCAGGAACAAGTGGTTCATCAGGTACAAGTGGCTCATCTGGAACAAGCGGTTCATCAGGTACAAGTGGTTCATCTGGAACAAGCGGAAGTTCAGGAACAAGTGGAAGTTCAGGAACAAGTGGAAGTTCAGGAACAAGTGGAAGTTCAGGAACAAGTGGAAGTTCAGGAACAAGTGGCTCATCAGGTACAAGTGGCTCATCAGGTACAAGTGGCTCATCTGGAACAAGCGGAAGTTCAGGAACAAGTGGAAGTTCAGGAACAAGTGGAAGTTCAGGAACAAGTGGAAGTTCAGGAACAAGTGGCTCATCAGGTACAAGTGGCTCATCTGGAACAAGCGGAAGTTCAGGTACAAGTGGAAGTTCAGGAACAAGTGGAAGTTCAGGAACAAGTGGCTCATCAGGTACAAGCGGTTCATCAGGTACAAGCGGAAGTTCAGGAACAAGTGGCTCATCAGGAACAAGTGGCTCATCTGGAACAAGCGGAAGTTCAGGAACAAGCGGAAGTTCAGGTACAAGTGGAAGTTCAGGAACAAGTGGCTCATCTGGAACAAGTGGCTCATCTGGAACAAGCGGTTCATCAGGTACAAGTGGTTCATCTGGAACAAGCGGAAGTTCAGGAACAAGTG